GGAGCATTGCTGTCACTTCGAGCTCGTCGAATGAACGGTTGATTGTTACAGATGAAACTAGAGTTGAGAGATCTACCGCGTTTACAGTAAGAACCACTCCGTTGCTTAGATATACTGACACGGCTTATTCCTCGTCTTTCTTAGTTGTTGGTTTCGTTTCTGGCTTAGAAGCAACCTGACCGATTTTAATCAGGAAGGCTTCATTTTCTTTTTCCCATTGCGCTAAATCGGTCATGATTTAACTCCATTCCGTTAGGGTGCTGATCTGTATTGTACAACTCAGCAAGTCTCCAGTTGGTAGGCTGAGAACGGCTGGGGCGCTCACAGTTCCTACATTGAACACAATGCTTGAAGCATCGAGAAGCTGAAAGATTCTTACAATATCGTCTTCGATACCGGCAAGGTTGCCTTGGTTATCGAGAAGAGGCACAAGGATATTGATTGAGAAGTTGGCTAAAGGCGCGACTGATGTGCGGTCATTATTGGTTGGAGTGATATACGGATCAGCAGGGCTGATGATTACAGAGTTAGCAATTGGGCTCGCTGGTGGGTATGAGAATACTGACCATTTGGAGTTATCAGTAAGAGCCGAAGCAATGCTAGATCGTAGGGTGGTAATCGCTGGCATTAGCCCACCATTGAGTTAGGACTGAGATATGGTGCAAGTAAGCCACGAACGCGAGCCATAAGTTGATTAGACATTGTGTAAGGGCTTGGAGCGAATCCGTCGATGCTTACGCCTTGTCCGGTTGGAGCTTGACGAGCCTGCCAGATTGCCACGCTAATCATGAGGCTTGCCTCTTGGATTGCTGGGATAGTTGTGTAATCAACATAGGTATCTGCAGCTAGTTTGCCGTAAGGGTTGATCGGGTGAAAGGTTGTTGGAGTGTTGTTATTGCCGCTGATGGCGTAAGTAATTTCCTTCTCGCCTACGCCGGTGATTGTCTTGTTGCCGTTGTGCTTAGATCCTGAGCCAGTAATAGTTACGCTCTGACCTACATAGAACACATCGTTTACATAGTCATCAAAGTAAGAAGTGCCGGTTGTGGCTGAGTTACTGTGTCCGATAATTGGGGTCGTGTTAGTCCATAGAAAGGGCAACATAACATCATCAGCAGCATCGCAGACGGACTGCAATACGGCATCGGTGTAAAGAGTTCCGATACCTAAAGCTGTGCGAAGTTCTGCAACTGTTGTGACGCTCATTGTTATCCTTTCTAAAGACTCAAGGGAGCTGCAAGGGCTCTGGCAGCCCCCTTGAGCGACTTAGGGTATTGCTATTATGTAAGGTTAAACTTACGAACGCCCTTACCTGACTTAGCAAGGTAGATAGCGAGGTAACCGTAAAGGTTGATTTCAATCTCGCCTGATGTAAGAACATTCACGCGAAGCTGAGTTGTTGGGGATTCCCATGTGTAAACAGATGCTGGAGCAACCAAGAACGCTGAGTTATCAACGATGCCTGAAGCAGCGATGTTGTGATCAACGATAAGGTCTGTTCCAAGTACGCCACCAACAACGCTTGTAGCAACTGCGTTGCCTGATGCGTTCTGTGTTGCGCCTTGTGCTGAGTAGAGTGCGCGACCTGTTGAATCTGCGTATCCTGCGATAGCAGCCCACTGATCTGTTGAAGCAACAAGCTTGTTAGCGAAGTCTCCGCCTGTACCCTTGTATGCTGCAGCGCCTTCGACTGATACGAAGCTCTGGAGTCCAGCCGCTGTTGCTGCTGTTGTTGCTGCTGTTGTTCCGTCAGCAATGAAAGCTGCTAGGAGTGCTGCATCTGTAGCCTTCTCGTATGCCTTGCGGAGTTCTGCCATCATGAGTTCCATGAACGCAGGTGATGAGCGATCTACAAGCTCGAATGATACGCGCTGTAGTCCTGAGAACTTGTTGATTGTGATTGTGTCATAAGCAGAAGTCATGCCTGTCTCAGATGGTGCTGCACCCTCGTTTGTGTCTGCAACTGTTGGAGCTACATCTGCTGAAGTTGCGTTTGTGTAAAGGCGTGGAACTGTGAATGACATTCCATCAATGCCTGCAAGTGAGCCGCGTGTAGCTGCTTCAAACGCTGGGCGACCTGTGAAAGTGTCTGTGATGAATGTGTTGAGGTGTGATGGGAGTGTCAAACCTGTGTTAGTTGATGTTGAGTCATCTGCTGCACGAACTGTGCGGCGTGCTTCGTCATCGCCGAGAGCAGCCTTCATAGATGCTTCGAGATACTGTGCTGATGAGATTGGAGCTGTGCGCTCGCGTACTTGGAGATTCGCAACAACTGTTGGGCGAGCCGCTTCGATTGCTGCTGCTTCAACTGCTGGAGCTTCTACCGGAGTGGTTGATTCTTCCACTTGTGGCTCGCTTTCTGGTTGGATTGGTTCAACAGGGAGTGATTCCTCTGCTGCGATCTCTAGCACCTGAGCAGACTTGAAAGCCGGTTCAGTAACAAGAGAAACTTCTTTGAGCTTTGCTGATGTGACGATTGTGTGTCCATCGCGTGAGGGCTTTGATGCAAGTACCTCTGCACCTACTGAAAGACCTGAGACAAGTCCTTCCTGAGCCATAACTAGAGCATCGTTGCCACCTGTAGATCGTGAGAGCTTAAAGGTTGCATAGATACCGTCTGAGCGAGTTTCTGCCGCAATCATGCGACCAACTGGCTTCTTCATATCGTGCTGTGATAGCAACTTAATCTTTGATACATCTGCAATGTCGATTGAGCCAGCCTCGAATACAACGCCGCCCATGTTGGTATTGCCAATCTCGCCTGTACCCATTGGCACAATCTTGCCTGAGATTTCGCGGCGCTCTTCGCTGCACTCGATTGAGGCTGCTTCGATGATTAGGTTATTCATTAGCTCATTCCTTCGATTCCGTTAGGGGTAAGGTCTGTCATTTCCATCGCTTGCTCTGTGGAGATAAGTCCAAGGGTTAGGAGCTTCTCAAGAACCTGAAGTTCAACTAGAGGATCGTTCTTTAGGAAGGTGTCAAATACTGCAAAGCGAACTTCATGCCCTGCTGTAGAGATATCGTTCATTGAAAGGCGCGACTGAATAGCCTGAATGTAAGGCTCGATAGATAGAGCAAAGAACTGCTTGCGCTCATCTTGGACATTGGCGTATGTCATTGTGGTGTTCTGATCTGCTGAAAGATAATAGGCTGGCACATTCATAGCGCGAGCAATCTCAGTTGAGAGGTTCTGGATAGCCTCGTTGTACATCATATCTTTAGGTGAGAACTGTGTTGATTGGAACTCAAGAGTAGATGTGAGGTAAGCAGTAGAGTTATTCTGACGGCTACGCTTCCAAGCTGCAAGGAGTCCTGAGACTTCATTGGCTGGAAGGTCTGCGCCTGTGTTCTTCAGGATTCCGCTAGACATTGGAGTAGCAGAAGCAATAGAAGCTGCCTTGTTAATGTCAATCGCTGATTGGATTGTGCGACCAGCGCGCTCTAACACGCCCTCATCAAATCCCTGAATAGTAACAATGTCATTCATATCGACTGGATAAGCATCGATGTAATACTGGGTAATCATGATGCCTTCAAGGTCAGTTGTGAAGGTAACGCGTGTGTTAGCAACCCACTCGAACTGTGAAGGGCGGCCATCTTCAGCATAACGCTCTGTAACGCGAAGGTAAGCAACTCCGTAGAAGAGAAGCGAATCAACGCACCAAGTTAGAGTTACGAATGATGGCTGGTTCTTTGCCAACTGGCTAATCCAGCGAGGTGGAGCAATTACTTCGCCTGTACTCTTGCTGTAATACTCAAGTGGGATTGATGCGACTGTTCCGCAGATAAGGTTACGAGCTCTGGCTACTGATGGCACACTCATGGCATCTTTGCGAGATACTCGCAGAGCAATCGCGTTATAGATCGAGGGTAGATTTTCACCCATGACCTGTGGTGCAGCTTGCGCTTCTAAGATTTGCGGCTTACGCGAAAAGAGACCCATAGAAGGCAATTATACACTAGGTATGGGTTAATCGGTGTATATAGCCGCTACCTGTTGTGGTTTAGTTAATTGATGGACAACCATTGCAGTAGAAATAGCACCCGATACATCGCCAGCACTCTTGCGTTTAACAATGCGCCATGAAGAATCGTTGGTCTTAGCTGCGCAGTTGTTCATCTGCTGAATCCAGTTCTCTTGGCCGGAATGAACTAAACGATGATTGACCAACGCATCTAATAAATCACCGCAAGCCTGATAGAAGGCAGCGCCTGAAATGTCAAGGGTTACTTGGCCAGCATTGGAGAGTCGGTCAGCGATTGATTGAGCTGTGTACTTGTCAAAGCAGATTTGGCGAGGCCTGTATTGGTCAGCCCATGCCTTAATATCGACTGCAATCTTTAGATCATCAACGCTTACTTGGCTTTCCCATGTCTGGAGTATTCCAACGCCGATTCGACCGTCAGGCAATATCTGACCAGCAACCAAGCTCGCATTGCGGCGAGATGGAGATACATCGAAAGCAAAGACTGTATAGCCACCGACCGGAATCGAGAGCGCGGAGTCTGAGGTTTCCTCAAGAACTCCATGAGGCCACGGACTGGATAGAGAATCAATCCATTGACATAACAACTCAGTTCTAGTGTTTTCAATCGGGCTAGTAGCAACTGCTTCTTCAAGGGCTTCCTCGCTTATCGTAAAGCCAAGTGCTGGGTTAGCTTGAGCCCAGCCTTGGCGGTCTGTAATCTTGCAATACTGTGGTGCTGAGTATTCATAGAACCCGAAACTCTTAGGTGGGTTCTCTAAAGCTCGTTCTCGCATTCCATTGAGGACAACTGAGAAAGCGTCTCCTGCATTTGAGGTAAGAAGCGTCTGAGAATTTGGGCGAGCTCTAGTCGTAGGCACAGCGGCTCGAAATCCCTCTTCGTTGATCTCTCGGAGCTCATCAATGAAGAGAAAGTCGGCAGTTCTGCCTCTAGATCCATCTCTAGTTGCCGCAACAACATCAAGCCTTCTTCCGTCAAGCATTTCAATAGACTCTGTACCGTTGGCGTACCTGATCTGTTTAACGAATCCTTTAAGGTGGTCATTGTTCTCCAATACTTGCGCTACTTGTCGGAAGGTGTCGAGTGCCATCGATCTATTCGAGGACATGATAAGAACATTGCGGCTATCCCACTTGAGCAGGTGAGCCAAGATAAGCATACGAGCTAAGTGGGTCTTTCCGTTCTGTCTAGCGATGAGAAGCAGGTTGGTCTTGCGAATCCAAGCGCCTTTTTTATCAACACTCAACATATCCTTAAGTACATACTCCTGCCAAGGCAGAAGCGGCATACCGATAATCTCGCAGAGGTCTTTCACATCTTGCAGCTTGGAACTGCCCTTCAAAGGTATTGACTGAAGCCTCGGCTTAGTTGCCCCTCGTAGCGCTTTGGATCGTTTGGCTGCCATCGGGTTAATTACCGACTGGTTTGGCTGTAAACGGACTGTCCTCGTGGATTTTGGACTGTGTTGGAGAGAGGAAGGCTGAAAAGACAGGGGGGCTCTC